CGCGACTTCACGGCGGGAAATTTGGCAGAGTCCCTTTGGGCTGGTACACCATTGTCCTTTGTTCTGGACTGGTGGATCGACATTAGCTCATACTTGCACTCCTTTACGGTGATGCAGGGAGTCGAGGAAGTCAACGTAAGCCTCGTGAAGAGGTTCGTAGACGTTATCCGCGACGACAGGGTTCAAGACCAAAAGAACGCGTACTGCGTCCAACCCGGCCTAGGCCGGTTCAAGCGCACAACGCGGTCCGTTCTGACGTCTATACCTTTCGCCACTTACCCAAGTGTGCGAAGGCCAGAGACAGATTTATGGAAGCGTCTTTTCTCGCTAACCGAGGTCTTGGTTACTTTACGTGGCGGCCGTGGCCGTCATATCCCCCTCTAACTCACAGGTGCATTATTATGCCTGCAATCGGCCAAATCGTAGTCGCTGACGCGACACCGACCAATCACACGTTCGATCCCATCAGTGCTTCCGTGGGCTCATCGCAGTGGGTCACCGGGAATGCTCTCACGTACGCCGGCAACGAGACCATCGAAGTCAAGATGGCCCGACCGACGGCTACGCGGAAGACTACCCGGGTAACGGTCCTGTTCGCCAAACCTATCGAGGTTACGAACGACGGGATTACCACTGTCACGGACATTGCGCGCGCGAACATGGAGTTCATCATCCCGACCGGGATGACCACCGACGACGCAGGTCACTTCCACAAAGAAGTGGCTAACCTGCTCGACGCCTCTGTGATTCAATCGTACATCAAAGATCGCAAGCCCGCATTCTAATGGGCTATGCGAGTCTCGGCCTAATATTGGCCCTCCAGTACGATAGCGCGGTGGGGCTCATTTCCTTGAGTCCCATACATCCCCTTCTTCTGTCGGAGACGTACAATGCCCAAAACAAAGCGATGCCACTCCACAACCTCGCAAGAGGTCTGGAGTACTGCTCGGAAGTGGACTTTCGAACAAAAATTCGCCCAGCTGTTTGCCATAAGTACCGGTCGCCCATTTGGGACTGGTTTCTTGATGCACCTCCATTCGGAGGAACCCCACCGGGCGTTGGAACTAGAGGTCAACCCCTCTGACTATCAGACAACCGAGGCATTCGCCGAGGACTACCAGATAGCTGAGTTATTAACCAAAAGCTCCAACGTTCCGGGCGTGGACGCATCGTCTCGGGCGGCAGCTGCTCTCACGAAGTTCTTATCGTGTGAGGAAGCGAACGCAGACACTAACGCAAGGCTCTGGACGGAAGTCCAACCTGCGTGGTTCGGGGAATTCTCTTCAAATGTTCTCCGGATTTTGGGCCCTCTCGGCGAAAACGAGCTGAATGAAATCAGCGAGTTACAAGCCTTTGGGCCCGGGGTGAATGTGGGCGTGAGTGGCGAGGGATTGGTCCCATCAAAGAAATTTGATGCCATTCCAGTGTGTACGCCGGGTCTAGCACCAGTTTTTAGTGGTATGTTAGATTCTGATCTCCAAGAGTTTTGGGGTGAAAGGGAGCCTAGTCTGGTTCCTGGCAATAAGCACTTTACGGTGCCGAAGAAGTGGTCGATTGACCGTTGCGCGGCAAAAGAACCGTTATGGAATTCAAGACTCCAAACGGCTATTGGCCGCAAGATGGTCCGTCGGCTTAAACGCTTCGGAATCAACTTGCATGATCAGTCCGTCAACCAGTGGCTAGCATCCCAAGCGTTTAAGCTTGGCCTGGCTACAATCGACTTGTCGTCTGCATCAGATCTTCTGTGCAGAGTGCTTGTCGTACTGGCTCTGACGTACAACGGTACGGACGTGGGTAGACGGTGGTTACACCTCCTAAGTTTGGCCCGCTCTCCAGAGATGGAGATGGGCGATGGGGTCCTCAAAAGACTCGAGATGTTCTCCTCGATGGGAAATGGATTTACATTCCCGTTAGAGACGATCATCTTCTTAGCCATCATCCAGACCGTAGTCCCGGCGACGGGGCCGGAGTTTTACAGCGTGTATGGCGACGATATGATCGTGCCACAAGCGCTCGCTCCGCATGTAATTGAGCGCCTGGAGTATTGCGGCTTCCAGGTGAACCGTAAGAAGACGTGCTTGGCAGGCACGTTCTTCGAGTCCTGCGGTACGGACTGGTTTTTAGGCCAGAACGTCAGACCCTTTTATCTCCGGCAAGAGCCGGACAGCCGGATCCCGTATGCCTTGCAAGCAGCTAACTCGCTGCGCGCGTGGTGTATTAGGGTTTATGGCTGCCTTCCCGCTAAATACTTGCACCTATGGAAATGGTGCAAGTCCCTTGTACCCCAGGCTTGGCGGCACCCCGTGCCGTCTACGTTAGGGGATGTGGGCCTCCACATGAGTCTGCCCGAAGCTCGCGCACTTGGAGTGCGTTCTGCCTATCGGACGGAGGAGTGGGAGGGTTGGGAAGGATGGGTCGTACAGTACGTAGCAATGCGTCCCGTTTCCGCCGACAGGCGAAGTTTCGGGGTGCTAGCATGTGCTCTCCGCAGAGCTGGGACGGTCACTGCTTGTGACCAGCCGGCCTCTCGGGGTTTGGAACCCCTACGAGGCATATACGGCCTTCCCAGAGTCACGCAAGGCGTCGTCCCGTTGGAATGGGACGACTTTATGTGGTTGTAAACCACACCTCCCCCTAGGTTTGGGGGTGGGAGACGGCTAACCAGCCTGGGTCTAAGCGTTGC